TGGGTATGCTCATCCAAAAGGGTGATCCTTCCGTTGGTATAGGTGCGTGGAAAAAACTTAAAATATGGCAGTCCCTCAGGCATGTTCGAAGCGTTTAAAAATAGTTTTTTGTGCGGCGGCCTTTAAGAAATCGTAATCGTTCTTGGCCGGATGTCCCAGGGGGCAGGAGTCATAGTTGCCCTCGAGAAATTCAATCTTAAAGGTTCCACATTTGGGGCATTTCCATATAGCCATACAGTTGTCCCACCCAGGGTATAGCTGGAATCCATTACCGTCACAGGAGGGATCCCCCCAGATCATTTTATCTGGCGTGCCTGTGAATAGTACCAGGGGCTTGGTAAACCACTTGCCCGCCGGTATGTTGCTGGTCGGGTAGCTCTCCGGTTTGATTTCGATGTATACCCCACGGTGGCTGTGGCGTAGCCATACGTCGGGCAAAAAGAAATCCGGCAGGTAGCACTCCCCGTTGTGGCGGAAGCCTTGCTGCTCATACTCATACCGGATATTTACCTGGTCGAAGAAGAATGCCCAGCGTGCTTCAAGTCGGGAACGAAAAAAATTTCCATTGTATAGCGTATCGATCGGCTGCATATTATGTGATTAGCTTGGCGATGCGTTCAATAAAGCGTTTACAGGTCGGCCAGTTGGCCCGATGGTCAGTAGCCGGTCCGTTGGTATTCCCCCGAAACTGGCATTTGAAATACGTGTGCGAGAATTCCTTTCTGATAAAATAGACGCACTCCTTGCAGCGTTTGTCGCTGGGCCCTGGGCCGTATGCCCGCAGCATTGGGTTTTGCTGCTTGGTGGTAACGGTTACCATTTCCCCGAAGATCGTTTCGTATGTTACCTCCTTGGCTTTCATCGCATCCAAAAGGCTACAAGTCCAAGAATGAGCGCGACGCAAAATAGGCCAACGAGGCCAAGGCGAACATACAAGATGCTGTTCTGTTTCATGAGTAGGGTATTTTTTTTTTTAAATTTTGGGGGCGCTGAAAACTCTCTCGGCAAACAGCACCCCCGTCCCCAGGCGGTTATCCTCTACGGTACCACCAAACTACGAGTCGCACGAGTGGGCCGCATAGGGATTTCTTATAGGTCAAAGTTTAGGTTTAATTGTCATAAAGTTTGAGGTATTAAAAATGGTTGGACCAAATATTTGCTGCACTCCTCCACGCGCTTGCGTAGGGCCTGCTTGTCGGCCTCCGGTATAGGGAAGCGGAACTTGTTAAGGTTCTTATAGTGGGCCCCTTCGTGGAGCCAGGGTAGCTCCTCGTTGTCGGCATAAAAGATCCAGCCCGTATCGTCGTGCCGGGCGATTTCCCGGATGGCGTCGAGCTCATGTTTGTAGGGGGCAAATACGATCAGCTCCCCGTGGTCGCAGCCGGTAAGGATAGCGTTGGAAACCAGCTGCCAGTAAAATTTCTCGCCATCCTTATGATAGTCCCGGATCCCGGCTATACCACCGCGCTCCCAGGCGTCTACAAGTTGACAGAAGGATTTCAAGGTAAAGGGGCATTTGATGTCGCCTACCGTTCGGGTTGCCTCCTCATAGCAAACGCTGTCGGGGGTACCGGCCCAGAAATCAAACTCCGGGTGTAGGATTGAATCCTTGGAGACCGCGCTATACTCAAGGCCCAGCAGGGAGAAAACATATTTTTCCCCTACGGTACCCCAGCTCGTTGCGCGGGCGTTGCTCTCCCCTTCAAGGGGCCGACCCAACCTCCTCTCCATATTGCACTCGTTAACATATTCAATAGCGGGGGCCCCGAGCTCGCCCGCCTTCTTTCCGTTTTTCATCAAAGCAACGATCTCGCTGCTGGTAAAATTTCCCGTCCTCATGCTGCTTGTTTTTCGTTTAAGAATTTGAATAATTTTTGATAGCTATCGACCTCCTTGTTTTCCAGGATCCTCTTTGCCCGTTCCATTTCGGGCTTGGTAAGAAGGTTTAGTTTTTCGTTGTAGAGGGCCTGCAGCGCCTCCACCGTGATTCCGTTTTCAAGGTCGGCGCCGGGCTGTATTTCTTCCCCTACAACCTGGGCCGTCATATCGACGACCTCATCCTGGGCGTGCATACCCATGAGGATCTCCGGGGCGTATAGCCTACCGAAGAAGGCCGCGCTCCTGTAGCGTATCATGAGCTGGGGCATGGTTTTCCACTTGCTGCCGTTCTTGTCGATCCAACCTTCGGCCTTGGCCATCGCCATCGTTACGGTAGGGCCGACGATCTTGGCGTTGGTAGAAGTTTCAAAGGCCCATGCGTAGCACTCCATCTTGTCGCCCTCGCCGGTTAGTTCAAAGCGCAAGGGGGAAAAGCGCTTGCAAGCATTGAGCGCCGCGATTATAAAGCTACTCGACCAGGAGGGCTTACCGTGGACGATGTATAAGTTCTGCATTACCATCAAGGGGCTGGCCCCGATCCGGTTTGAGATTTCCAGGGCGATCATAACGTTTTGAACGCTACCCTTGAATTCCTTAGGTACAAGGTCGGAGGAGGCGAGCATTTTTGCCACGCGCTGGGCGTGCTCAAAGCTATTGATAGCGAAGGCCGACTCCACCGGGATCCTTTCTAATGTATTTGTGACTTGGTGTTCCATAAAAGTTTTGTTTTAGATTTTTATTTTTTGAAGTAAGAGGATCCGTTCTTGGCTATCCCGCCCGACCAGGTCCAGGGGGACAAAGTTGGTGGAGCAGAAGGCGACAACTTTTCCGGGGCCAATGCCCGTCGAGTAGTTATATCCCGCCAGCCGGAGCCACCGCCTACCGAAAGCAAACTTGACATCCTGCACCAGGCAGATATCCCCTACCTTAGGGAAGGGGCGAAAGTAGAAGCAGTCGTTGCTTATACATACGACCTCATGGCCGATTAAATATACTCTGGTCATGGCAGCAGATCCTCCAAGGGTTGGAATACATTGCTGGGCGGCTGCTGCAGGCGGGATAAAAAATCCACCTCCCTTTTCCTGCGGACTTTGGATTCAAAATTCTGGCCGATTATAAAGGCGACGTCGGCAGATAATTCGTCCCCGTCCTTATAGCGGATCTTCATTTCGAAAAGGCCGCTGTCGGTTGGCCATGCGGAATACCGAAGGTTATGGGAACGGCAAAGTTCCTGCAGGCATTCAAGTTCAAGTTTTGTTGCTAAGTATCTCATGTATAGTTTGGTTTAAATTGTTGCGTAATATTGATCCAGGTATCGCTGGACGGCATCGCCGGTCCCCAGCTTCTTTCCCCCGATGGTATTTAAAAACTTTTCGCACTCAATGTAGTCCTCCCAATCTTCGGGGGATAGCTGGGTAGGATCCTGCTGGAAGATTACTTCCATAGTACATATCCGGCGGTAAAGCAACTCCACGGCTACGCTAAGTTTTAGCGCCTCAGTTTCGTGGTTGATCAGGGGGATGGGTAACACTTGTTTGTTCATATAGTTTGGTTTAATTTATTCATGAGCGCATCGGTACGGGCTTTATTTTCGCCCGCCAACTCCAGGGCTGCCTGTAGGAAAGCGAAGTTTTTGGTTTCGCCATTCAGAACCTTGTAGGCCGCCGATCGGGATAGCTGAAACTTTTCAGCAAGCTGGGCTATGTCCCCGTGGCGGAGCCATTTCTTCAGCTGCTTGTAATCGATATTACTGGTGTCCAGCCGGAGCATCGTTTTCAAATTTTAGGGTGCTGGTAAATTCGATGATCCCTTCGGTATAGGCGTCCATGAGGACGGCCTTCTTATTTCGCTCGGCCTGTAGCTTGAGGTGGTACAGAATCATTTTTCGGTGAGCGAACTTTGGAACGCGAAATAATACCAAGACCGAATCCCGCCGGGAGGTTCTTTTCTTCCGGGGGGGTTTTGTGTCCGTGGAATTTTGTATAACTTCGTCCATAAATATTTACTAAATAGCATTTTATTATAGCCTAAAGTAAGTACTTTTCCGGGAAAGTAACAACCGAATTTGTAAGAAAATGTATGGAATTCCGAACTAAAATAGATAAGATCCTAAGGGCCAGGAACTTGGCCCTCTATAAATTGGGGGAGGTTTCCGGGCTCAACTCTACCTTGGAGAAGGCCTACAACGAAAATCGGGAAATGCGCCCTACAACAACCAGGCGCTTCATACAGGAGATGGCTATAAGCGAAGAATGGTGGGAGAAGGGTTCGGGAGAAATATTCGTAAATGGAGGATCCTACAACTTGCCCTCGGAGAGAAAAGTTTTCGTTTCCCATAGCGAGGCCGATAGCGAGGCGCTGCACCGGCTCATCCATTTGGGGAACTACATTCTGATGCACAAGGACGCCTTTAAAAAAATTGAATCCCAAATGACCGACCAGGCCAAACTGCTCCAAGATCTGTCGGAGGTAATAAAAAATCTAACTAAGCAAGGTAGCGAGGGAAAGTAGCCCCGACATTTGCTTCCTATAAACAAAAACGAAAAATGAAAACCACTATGTTGTCTGTTGCCCTTGCGGCATTGTTGTTATTTTCCTGCTCGGATTCCGATGGCGATAAAATGGAATGCCAACGGGCCATCCAGGAACAGTTGGAAAAGGATCTGGCGGCGGAAGATGCTGCCGTTCAATACCGCATCGAACATGAGTCGCTGACTAGCGAACAGAAAACGATTATCCTTTCCTCCTCCGCCACGCGCAAGGAAGCAATGCGGAAGGCGGCAACGGCCAGGGAGGCCACCTGCGATTAGGAAATAACCCGAAATTGGGTCGGATATTGTTATAAGAATTTCCCCTACAATGGTCTGGTACCGAGTTACTTTTCAGGAGCGGACCTACGCAATAATCTGCGCTGGTGGAAAGGTTATATCCGCCCCGCCGGACGTTGTCTGGATGCTAGGAAAAAAATGGACCGAGGTCCAGGATCAGCTGCAGCAGGAAGGGGCCAAAATAATAAAGCTTACCTAATAGAAAACCCCCAGGCGAGTCACCAACCTGGGGGCTTTGAAAATTCATGAAACACTTTTAGCAGCGGCAAAGGTAGGAAATCCCTGCGCCTTTCCACGGTAACTTTCCTGTTACTATGGTTGACTCCACGTGGAACATTTTATCCGACCCCGACCAGCTCATCGCTATGCTCGCGTTTGACCTTGGTAGAAAAGCTGTTCAAATAACGCTGCGTCATTTCAATGGTAGCGTGGCCAAGGCATTCTGAAATTTCCTCGATGCTCCTACCATTCTCCCGCGATACGCACGCGAAGGTATGCCGGGCAACGTAGCAGGTAATATGTTCCTTTACCCCTATGGCCTCGTCGACCTCGTAGAAAGCATCGTTTACTTCCCCGCAAAGTTTGTCCAGGGCCGCCCGCTTCTGCTCATCGTTCATGCTCTTGGTATACAAAGGGAAAACGTATGCGTCGGGATCCGAATTCAAAACGCCAT